ATACTCAGATATTAGCTTGGAATGGCAAGCAGAGTGTGTCGGTTGAAGCCGGAAGCAATCTTACTCTAATTGATAATGCTTACCTTCTGCTCAGATGATTAACAGAGGCATCAAACAAGTAATTAAAGAGGCTTTGTTTCAGGGCTTTTTCTGGATTGTCTCTTTAATCTTAGTCATACTGTTGGCCATTAAATTCATAATCTATGTCAATGGATAGAGACATAACAGTCTGCCTGACCAGCTGCGGAAGGTTTGACTTGCTTGAGAAAACCATCAGCTCATTGGTTACCTATTGGGATGGCCCTCCTCCTGCTGCATTCCTGATCCATGAGGACTCAGGAGCAATCCCTACTCAATTAGGCATTGAGCTTAATCGCTTTCTCAAAAGGCATTGGCAGATTGAGGCTGAATGGTCAATGAGTAATCGGGCAGGCCAAGTACATGCAATAGATGTATTATACCAAAAGGTAGAAACTCCTTACATCTTCCATTGCGAGGATGATTGGGAGTTCTACCAGGAGGGCTTTATCAGTGATTCTAAGGCTGTGCTGGAGGCTGAGCCTAAGTGTGCAGTGGTTTGGATTAAGCACCCAGCAGACAGAAGTGGGCATACAATCATGAAAGATATTAAGCTCACCAAAACCGGAGTCAGGTATCAGCAGTTAGCGCATAGATATAGAGGTGATTGGCATGGCATGACTTGGTCTCCTGGTCTCAGAAGACTATCTGATTATATGATTGCAGGCGAGTTTTCAAAATTCTGCACATGGCGGCCAAATGACCACATCATTGCAGAGAAGGACTACAATAAACGATATTATGACCTCGGTTATAGTGGTTTCACATTATGCCGGGGCTTCATCAAGCATTTAGGCAATATTCAATCTTTAAAAAAAAGAAAATTATGAAAGCAGCACTTTACTTCAGGCTTGATGATCCGGAGGACATTCAGGCACACATGAGATGCACTAAGGCAACAGACATGGCTCTGGCATTGTACAGGCTCAGGAATGCAATTCACAAGGCCATTGATGAGTCCGAGGATGGCAAGCATGTGGATGGTGACCTTCTAGGTGATAAAGTCAATGAGATATTTGAGGAGTTCAGCATCAACTTAGAGGAGCTAATATCATGACACAGCTTGAGCAGCTCAGAGTGATTGTGGCAAAGGAAATTAAGACTAAGCAATGGCTTGCAGAGCAGAATTCAAATAGCCTAAAGACAAAATATTACTTTGCCGGAGGGCTGGCTGCTTTACAATATGTTAAACATATAATTGACAGATTAATAAATGAAACTGGAAGATAAGCAGACAGCAGTGGAATGGCTATTCCGCGCTCTGTGGGATACACCAAAGGATAAATTGACTTGGTGGGCAATATTCGATGAGGCAATGGCAATAGAGAAGCAGCAGATAATTGATGCTCACGAATCATCTTACATTGAAATGAACCTAGCTTTTAGGGCCGGAGAAAGAGCTGAACAATATTACGATGACAATTATGCCAACTGACAAGCTAATTGAGAAGCTAGAGCGAGAAATCATCGCTCTCCAGGATGAGCAGACAGCCATCCTGAAAAAGAAGTATAGCCTAGAGGATCAGCTAAGATTGCAGAAGAAGCGCATAGCTGACCTTGAGCTACGAGAGACTGATGCAGTGGAGGGTAAGAAGGGATGGCAAAAGGTCTCTGCATTCTTATTGGCTATTTGGGTGCTTGTGCTTTCACTGATGGGAATTGAGCGAAAGTAATTGCTTATAACGTTTTGCGGCTTTGTGTCAGGCTGCGAAGCGTTGGCTTTGAGCGGTCGGGCAGCTTGCACAAAACCGCTGTTAGCTGCTGCTGCGGTTGTTTAGCAGGAACTTAAATTGAAAACGAAATGAAAAAATATAACATTATTTACGCAGACCCACCGTGGAGCTACGATAACAAAAGCATGAAATATTCGGCAGACGATGAAACAAACATTGCAGCCGACCAACAATATAATTTAATGACGTTGGAAGATTTAAAGGCAATGCCAATAAAAAACATAACTGAAAAAAATGCGGTTTTATTTATGTGGTGTGTAAATCCATTAATGCCAGAAGCATTTGAACTTATGAAAGCGTGGGGGTTTAAATATAAAACTATGCTTACATGGAAAAAATCAAGCGGGACTGGTTATTGGTTTAGGGGCGTAACGGAGCATATTTTATTTGGTGTGCGTGGAGATGTTTCAGCTTTTAGAAGCGGGAAGGATAATTTTCATGAATGCAGAAGTGGTAAGCATAGCCAAAAACCGCATTTTTTTAGAACATTAATTGCCGATGTAACCAAAACCGCATTTGAAGAACCTAAAAGGCTGGAATTGTTTGCTCGAAGCAGGGAAGGTTTATTTCCTGATTTTGAATATGAGGGGTGGGATGTTTACGGAAATCAAGTAAATAATAGCATCTCTTTGGAAACGGTCAGTAGCAGTTGCAGCTAACTACACTATTTACGCAATATTGCGTGATATATATGGCGCACAGAATAACGGCAAAAGTTTATGTTTGCCGTGAAATGGTGGAAAGGCGTAATGAGGGTTGGTTTCCCAAATCTTGAAAAAGTTGTATCCCGGTTCGATTCCGGATTCCACCACAAATAGTCATGAGGCGTGTAATGGGACTATGGTTGTCCTAACCTGAGAAGGGTGTCGCAAAGTAGGTTCGAATCCTACCATGACTACAAAATCGTGAGAGCGCAAAGGAAGCGCAATTGCTTGTTAGGGTGCGCACGGCCTGACCATAAAGAGAAACAAGTAATACGAGGGTTCGATTCCCTCTCTCATGGCAAACAACACCTCGTTGCCTTCAACAATGTGTCGCAATAATTACCAATATTTGCGCAGTCGGATACAAATTGTAACCATCTGAATTATGACTAATCCAATCGAAGAGCTGATAGATTTCATCATTGGCAATGAGGGCAAGATAGACCTTAATGATGTGTTGATTAAGGCTGAGCTTATTAATATGCGCTCTAAGCCTAGGCATGCCGGATGGTACTTTAATGGGCATCTATTTCAGTCATTAGATGAGCTTAAAGGCAGAACCATGTCAGAAAATAATACTCCAAAACCTATTTATTACTATCCGTGAATATGCTTGACTATTGGGAAGACCATCATTACGAGAAGCCACTTCAGAAGCATCGGGAAGAGATGAAAAAGAAGCCTGATGCTATCAATCACCCGGAGCATTACGGTGGCTCAGAAAGCACCTATGAGGCCATCAAGGTCATTGATGCTTGGAGGCTAGACTTCTGCCTTGGCAATGTAGTCAAGTACATATCCAGAGCCGGAAAGAAAGGCAGCAAGCTGGAAGACTTACGCAAGGCTCAGTGGTATCTAAACCATGAGATTGAGAGGCTAGAAGGAGGATGCTTTTAAGGTCTCACAAATCCCTGCTGGATCAGACCGGCATTATCGCAATTAAAGCATAGGCCTTCACCTCTCAGGTTAAGCTGTCTTGCCCATATTGCTAGGCTCTGATTATAGCCATCAAGGAAAGTAGCCATTGCCCTCTCTGTAAACTCACGATTGCTCTGAGCGAAGTAGTTAGCCCTCGGTGAGGCTACCTTCTGCCAAAGTATCTGATAGCAGAGCAGGTTTGCCCAGGCATCCAGAAGAAACTCCTTCTGCTGGCAGATAAATGAGTCAAGGCTGCACAATAGCTGAGCATCTATGTAGATGCCTGACTGACTGTTGTCTTGTGTCCATGAGTCTCCAAACCCATAGCCTAATGGAGCAGTAACAGGGAAGATGCTCCAGCCATTGCGCCATAGGTAGGTGAATCTGGTAGCACATTCTAAGTCCATCTGATTCCAGCCCCAATCAATGAAGAAGCCTGAAGTGGTGGGCAGGTTGGTGCAATCCATAGCCACCATGATGTTAATCTTATCAAAGTCCGAATAGAACTCATTATTGACTGGCAGATAGTTCATGCCCTCAACAAGGTCAGCAGTTCCTTGATCTAGCACCTTGCCATCCTGAGTTTGGAATATGTACCAAGGCACTCCGGCAACAGCTGGGCCAGCATTGTAGACATAAATCTGCTTAACCCTTAGTGCCAGATACTTGCTTCCCTGAACGCTCACAAATGCTCCTTTAAGAATTGCCTCCGCTGGAACAGTTGTAATCTGCTGCCACTGCTGAACAAAGTTCTTGCTTGTCTGGAATAGCACCTGATCTAGCTGAGCCTCTGCTGATGTGAATAAGGCAGACTGAATGTCTCTCTTGATTCTCACATAGCTGACAGCCTGAGCTGAGTTCCACATGCCGACATAAGACACTTGCTCAGGAGTTGCAATCTTATCGAGCAGCTCCGAACTCATGCCCGGATAGTCATTGATGTAGAGTCCAGACAGAGGAGCATCAGCTGTGCATCCTTTTAGTCCAATGTAATCTTCTAGGCAATTCATATCACAAAGTTAAACATTATCAGCACTCCCAATATTAGGTGCTGTTATTCTGAATATCTTATTGGTCAGTGCAACCCATGCACTAAGCACTTGGCCCAGAATGAACATTAGCACTGAATCTGATTGCTCTACTTTTTGGATTTTATACAGCCAACCGACTCCAGCAAGCAGGCCAACAAGCACAATAGAGGTGCAGGTGTAGGCATAGACCTGCATGCGTTTACTGAACAGTGCATGGCTCACATGCCGGGAATAAGGCTTTTCAGAAGCCCTCCCACGAACTTGCCCCTTCTCTCTGCCCTGTCCTGCTTGATGCTCTTGTTCTGCTGGCATGAATCGAGATAAATGACTGACTTACCTAGGCCTTTTATTTGAATTTTCATGCTATCAACAGACTCAATCATCCGATTCTGCCGGATGTTAGAATTGGTCAGCCTCTCCTGATTCATGGCTATCAGATTGTCAATCTTCTTATGGTTTACATTAGTAACATAAACGTCACCTCCGATGTAGATGACAACTGCTGCCAGAATAATTGCGAACTCCTTTGATATGCTCATCTGAATAAGTTTTTAAATTTCTGAAATAGCTTCTGATAACCATTCATATCTACCAGCTTCTGACTATCATCATAATATAGGACAGTCTCCAGCATTCCCTTGTGCATGTCAATGGTCATCCGGTATAGCCTATAAAGTAGAATGATTGACCATCCATGATGGTACAGCCACTCCTCTCCTGGGTTGTAGAAATGAGGCTCTGGGTTAGCCATCTTAGTCAGTATAATAGCTCCGTAGGCAGGAGTATCATAGATAAATTTCACTAGCTCCTCCCTTAATTCGTGAGTCATAATATTAGTAAGTCCAGATGACCTTCGCAGGCTTGGTGGGATCGCAGTCAGCGTGAATGAATGTGCTGCTAACTCCAATTCTAGTAATACCGGATTTCAGCAAGCTATCAATTATCACAAATCGCTTATCTCCATCTGTGCAATGAATATCAGCTGCCCATCCCTGACAATGGCTACTTGATTTTACTCCCTTCACTTTAGCATTATGAGCTTCTGTCCGGTAGCCTGAGTTAATTTTAAATGGCACTCCAGCTATTGCTCTGGCATTGTCAAGCATCTGCATGAACTTAGGCTGCATCTTAGCCCCTGAACCAGGAGCATCAGGTGAATCAAACTCTGATAATTTAAAGTGCTTGAGTGGAAATTGCATGACACAAAGTTACTTGATGCGAGTGAATTTTTTAGCTGCACTTTTCACTGACTTTTTGCCAACACAGCCCCAAGCCTTGCGGCTCAAGTCATTGGCACATGGTGGGTTCTTGCATTTCTTTATGCCCGATGACCTTGCACAATAGTTATCACCTTTAGGTGTGCCAGGAGCAATAGAGTAGCCCTTAGCACCAAAGCTCACTGTCTTGCCATTTACTTTGGTCTTAAACTTCTTGTCTGCCATTATCTTCCTTGTCCTTTATACTTCTTCTGATTGCCTGCCTTTGGCCCACTTGACTTACTGTGCTTGCCTTCTCTGCGCTTCCCGAAACTGATTTTAACTGATGACTCTTTGGATGCCTTTTTCATGAGGTAAATATCAATAATTATGTGCTATTATTGTAACCCCTTATGAGTCTTGAAGATAACTATTTCAGAGCGAGAGCTAAAGTTTCTCAAAGTGCTGGCAACAGGCAGACACTTTTTGAAAGATCAGGTAAATCCTGACCGCCCCTCTGTTGCTAGGTGGGGAAACACACAAGCACAAGCTGACTTATTAGGTGTACTCGGTGAGTATGCTGTGGCCAAGGCTCTCAAGCTACCATTTGACACATCAATAAACCTTGAAGGTGATGGAGGCAGCACAGACTTGATGCTGGGTGAGTATGACATTCAAGTTAAGTCCACCAAGTATAAGACAGGCAGATTGGTCTTTAACAATCGTAAGGAGATAGGAGCTGATGTGTTTATATTATGCTGGGTGAACGAAGAGGCAATGGAGGTTTCCATATTAGGCTACATCCGTAAGCAATCAATCGAAGATTGCCTAGTTGAGATGAACCTTGGGCATGGTAAGAGGTTAGTTGTGGAGCAGAAGTTCCTCAAGCCAATCAGCTTACTGACTGCTTACCTGGAGAAGTTGTAAATAATCCTTACAAGTTGTAATAACTTTGAACCACTTTCAGAACCACCTTGAACCACTTTCAGAACCACTTTGAACCACTTTCAGAACCACCTTGAACCACTTTCAGAACCACCTTGAACCACTTTCAGAACCACCTTGAACAAGTTACCTTAGCCCTGCTCTGCCTCTCTCCTTGGCTGACTCATATTGCTCTTTAGCAACAGGCCAGAGCTGATGTCGGCAGTTATAGCCTCCACGATAGCTGAATATAGTAGTGCTGTTAGTGCCAGCCATGCGGCCCTGCCATCCCTTTAGATTAGGCCACTTTTGGACTTCTTCTTTAGTGAAAAACCTGCCTGCTCTAGCCACACAGAATGGCCTTGAGTCCTGAATTAATGTGCCTTGATACAGGTAATACTCAACATCTAAATCCTCTGCTATGGTCTGGATGTATTCAGCATTGAATGTCATCACTGAGTCATTGGTTGTCTGCTTTATGTATCTTTCTAAAAATGCCTTCTCAGTGTCAGTTCCCTCAATGAACTTCCTCAATGTCTTATTTAGCTCAGACCTTGTACCAATTCCTGCAATGTTGTCCTTTAGCACCTCCTGAATTGCTGTGCCAAAGTTATTTCTGATGCCTGCTCCTAGCAGTGCATCTTTGGTAGTGGCTATGTTAGTTTCCAGGATTGCCTTGTAAAGCTCGGTCTTTGGCTTAAAGTCATCAATGATGATGCTGATATAATCATTGGAGAGCTTGGCTAATTGGTCAAACCCTGCAACCACTTCAGCCACTTGTGCTTGGTATAGGCTATTATTAACAATCGTGTCTGAGATGTCTTTCTTGAGCTTAATCATCTCCTTCAATGACTTCGCCCTATCCTTGGCATCTAGGCTGAGATTGCTGGCTAGGTCAATGACCTGGTCTGATAATTTAGCAAACACTTTAGGAAGCGCATCATCCATGCGCCTCTCAATAGCCATCTGAAGCTCCTGAATCTTCTTGATTAACTCAAGCTGCTTGTCGGTCATACTTGGTCATCTGGAATTGATGTGTCCTCAACATCATCCATAAGTGGCACTAATCCAGCTTGAATCTCTGCCATCTTAATTGCTGCCAAGGCATACACATCAGCCCTCTGCTGTTGCACGGGCTTATCATACCATCCGGCATCTTCATCAACCTTCTGCATCACAAATGCCGCTAGGTTGGCACTCAGGATGTAATCCAACTGAGTGCAGCCATTGGATGCCAGTAAGACAGTCTTTTCATCCGTGGTTTTAAATGGCAGTGGATCAAGCTGACTCAATATCTTCAGATATGTTTTCTGGATGCTATTCTCGCCATAGAGCTTCTCCACATAGTCCTTCTCAATCCCTGCTGTGATTAGTGGGTTAAACTTGTTGGTCATTGCCTTGGATAGCTGCTCAGCTACCATGTCAGCTGTCATCACATCATAGTCAGTAGGCACAGTGATCTGAGGCAGAGCAGCCATCACCTTGTCGCTATCCATCAGAGATGAGCTGAATAGCGAATTGTAACGCTGGTACATGATGTAGTAGCAGACCTTCCTGTAAACCTGAGCCAGATGGACAGTTACTGAGAAGCAGAAGGTGTTAAGCTCCTTGCGGTCATACTCCTTGGCTATCCCTGACTGAGCTGCCGGAATCTGACCGAGTAACTCAAGGCCAATGGCTTTGAATCCTTGAAACTCCTTCTGAAGAATGTCCTCCTGGAATAGCTTAACAGTTTCAGTTGGCCTCTCAATGTAGCCAGCTGGAGGCACAGGCGGCACAAGTGGGTTGGGATTGACAGCACTCACTCTGTCAATGTTGATTTCCATCAGGCCAAAAGGTGATGAACTTGCCCTTCCAGAACCTTGGCAGTCATTACAGCCTATCTTTTCATCCTTGCGGTTAGTCCTGATGCCTGTGCCATTACAGGTTTTACATGGTGACATCTTCAATGCCCACTTCTGAGGCAGGGCATGAGTTGCCCATAATATATTTAGGTCATCAGTCCTGAATAA